AGGATCCGGACGGCGTGCCGGTCGCGTATCACGTCCGCAAGGGGCATCCGGGCGATATAGCCATCCTGCCGCGCGCGGATGCACACCAGTACGAGCGCCTGCTGGAGGAGACCTGCCGGCACCTGAAGTTCACGCAGCGGCCGGGCCAGTCGCGCGGCGTGCCGATGTTCCACGCGATTCTGCAGGACATTCACGATCTGGATCTGCTGTTGGTCGCGAGCCTGAAACGGATGCAGATCGCGGCCTGTCTGAGCGTGTTCATCAAGTCAGTCGCCGGCGTTGACAAGCTCTTCTCGAAGACGGCCGAGAAGTACGGCTACAAGATCGATCAGGCGCTCGAGCCGGGGATGATCTTCAAGCTCAACACGGACGAGGAGATTCAGACACTCATACCGAACTTCCCGCCGCCGGAGCTGGCCGGGTTCGTGGTTACGCTGGCGCGGCGGATCGGCGCGGCGCTGGGCGTGAGTTGGCAGATCGTGCTGAAGGACTTTTCCGACTCGACCTATTCGAGTGCGCGCACGGATCTTCTGGAAGCGCGCCAGGCCTATACCATCCTGCGTAAGTGGTTCATACACAAGCACCTGGACTGGGAGTGGACGGCGGTACTGTTCGATGCGCGCCTGCGCGGTGATCGACGGCTGGCGGGCGTGACGGACGGTCAGATCGCGCAGGTCGAGTGGTTCGGCGATGGCTGGGAATGGGTGGATCCGCAGAAGGAAGCGAACTCCAAGGCGATCGCACTGGGGGCCATGCTGACGACGCTCGAGGAGGAGTGGATCAAGCTGGGCAAAGACCCGGAGGAGATGTGGAAGCGACTAAAGGAGCAGAAGGCCAAGCTGGACGAGTTGGGACTCGATTGGCCGGGGCCGAAGATGGGGCGGCGCGACCTGTTCGACCTGTTCGACGTGGAGGACGAAGAACCGCGGCGGCGCGCGCAGACGGCAACGGGTGGCAACGGCGACGGCGGGCGGCTACCAGCCCGTCGCCTGGAGGAGGTGCGGCATGGCGCTTGATCTGACGAAAGCCGACGCGGGGCTGGTTGCCGTGGCGATCGATGCGGACAAGGAAATCACGCTGGATCGACAGAAACGCTACGCGCTCTTGAACCTGGGGGCCAACCCGGCTTTCGGCTCGACCGATGGCGTGGCCGTGGTCGCGGACGATACCGAAGCGGCCCACAAGCTGAAGTTGCTGGGCAGTGCGGCCGGCTTCCAGAGCCTGCCGGTGGTGATCATGGGGGTCGGGACGCTGAAGCTGAAATCGACAGGCGGGGCGACGGTCGTGCAGGTGAGCCAGATCGGCACGGTGGGGATGTGAAATGACTAGGGCAACGGCAGAAGCACCTTTAAGCCAGGAATTCATCACGCGCGGCGTGCCGCGTGAAGTGACTCTGCGCGGCATCGATGAAAAGAAACGCACGGCCACCTTCGTGGCCGCGACGGAAATAGGCGTGCGGACTTGTGCGGGTCTGGAATACCTGGACATGGACGGGGCGGATCTCGACCGTTACCTGGCCAACCCAGTTCTGATCGATTCGCACGATCGCTGGACGATCAAGTCGATCATCGGCAATACCGCGCCATCGATCAGCGGTCGCAAGCTGATCATCGAGGCTATGTTCGCCGAGACGGAGCTGGGTGAGCTGGGCTGGCAACTTGTGCAGGGGGACTTCCTGCGCGGCGTGTCGATCAGCTATCGCGCCAAAGTGGGGGGTACGGAATTTCTGGCCGAGGGCGAAAGTGCCAAGCTGGGGCGCAAGACCGTGCGCGGGCCCGCGACGATCCTACGGCAATGGGAGCTCTACGAAATTACGTTGACCTCCGTGCCGGCGGATGCGGATGCCTTACGACGGAGCTTGATGGAACGCCAGGAGCTGGCCGAGCTGCGCAATGATATTGAGGCCCTGACCGGGGCCGTGGAACGAATGGTTTCTACAAAGGAGCAAACCATGCCGGAAGAGAAAAAACAGGTCCCGGCACAGGAGTCGCAAGACCAGACCGGGAAGGAGACCACGCGCGCGATCCCAGTGCAGGCGACGGCGCCGGCAGCAGCCGTGCCGCCGGCGACGGAGCTGGAAATTCGGCGGCGCGACGTGTATGCCTGTACGCCCGAATCCTGTGGCGGATTCGCGGCCGAACTCCTGATGGATCGGGCGCTGACGCTCGACGAGGTGCTGACCAAGGTGCGCGCCCATTACGCCGAGCTGCGTAAGAGCGTGGGCACGCCGGAGCCGCGCGACGAGGCGGGAGAGGCGAAGCCGGGTGCGCTGAAGGTGGCCGACGTGCCGGAGGAGACGTTGCAGCGGTCGCTGTGCGGCGGTTAAGGCTGACCGCTGGTAGCTGACGGCTGGTAGCTAATCTAGGAGATTGAACGATGGCAGTGAATAAGCAGACCTTCAAGTACAACTTGCTGACCGGGGCGACCAAGCCGCTGATCATGCCGGGGCTGTTCGCGGCGGGGTCCACGAAGGCGATCAAGGCCGGCGAGATCATCGAGCGGACGAATACGAGCAATACCATCTGGGTGCCGATCGACTCGGACTTCCTGATGGTCGGCAACATCGCGGTGATGGGCGAGGAGATCAAGAGCGGCGATCGGGCCGGGTATTACAAGGTGATCGTGCCGCGGCCATTTGACGTGTTCGAGTACGCGCTGTCGGCCGCGGGCGCCCCGGCCATCGGCGCTCCGCTTTATTTCAGCGCTTCGCAGGTCGTGGCGGTGGCCGGGACGTACGAGCTGGGGCGCGTGGTGGGCTTCGATCACTATCCGCGCTTCCAGGGACACCTGGCGGACGATGCCAGTCCGGACAGCGGGGTGACCATTCGGAACACGTCCTATGTGCAGATGATGTTCAACCCGGTCGCGAGCTGGTGGGAAGCGTTCGCGCGCAGCAGCTGGCTGAACGCGGGCGATGCGGGCGGCTTCAGCGGCCTGTTCTGGGATGCGGCGAATACGACCCTGGACCTCTACGTGGACGGGACGCAAACGGCGCATATCGCGGCGGATGGCACGTACAACGACGACGTGGGCTAGGCCGCGGAAGAGATCTGAGATTGGAGCTTTCAGACCTCGGCCGGGGGCGGTCGACGTCGGAGCGAACAAAGGAGTACACGGACGATGAATGCAACGCAGACCGAAAAGAAGAAAAGCGGCTTCCACTCGGATATCCAGATCGGGGCACCCGGGCTGGATATCGCGGGCCTGCGCACGCTGGCGGAGAACGAGCCGGAAGCCTTCATGGGCAAGATGCAGGCCCGCATCGATGCGGGCACCTTCCGCTGGAAGCACGTGCGCAACATCGGGCACCTGTTCAATGCGCTGGTCGATATCGATGTGAAGGCGAGTATGCCGATCATGGGACAGATGCGCACGATCACGACCGGGGCGTTCCCGCTGTTGAGCGGCGGGCTGACCGTGGCGGGCATCAACGATGCGTACGGGGCCGAGCCGACGATCGGCGAGCAGCTCGTGACCGAGATGGAGGACAGCAAGAAGATCACGGTCATGGCCGGCGTGCACGCCCTGGACGCGGAGAAGGACCGGGTGGACGAGACCGAGGACTTCCCGCTGATCGGGGCCTCGGAAGAGAAGTTCACCATCGCGCACAAGCGCAACGGGCGGCGGATCGCGATCACGGCTGAGATGATCGAGGAGAACGACGTGGCCGGGATCGTGGCGCGCGTCGATGCGCTGGGGCGCTTCGCGGCCAAGCGGATCGAGAAACAGACGCTGCGGCGCGTGTGCGATATCGACGGGTCGGGGTCGAGTCCGGCGGAGCCGTACGTGCTGCACATCGGCGGCAGCGGCGTGGCGATCTATCAGACGGACAAGGATCCGCTCAACCGCTTGAGCAGCTCCGGGAACCGGATCGTTAATAACGCGCTGGTGGACTCAACCGATCTGGACAATGCCTTGACGCGTCTGGCCAGTTTTACGGACGAGGACGGCGACCGGATCGGGCTGGAGAACTCCGAGCTGCAACTGGTCGTGCCGTTCGCGCTGCTGAGCACGGCGGCCAAGATCCGCGGCAGTGAGTTGGAGCCGGCGATCGAGAACGAGGTGAACAACTGGGGTCCGCGCGGCCGCTGGCAGCCGCGGATCGTGAGCTCTTCGCGGCTGGACGATCTGTCCACCACGGCTTGGTATCTGGGCAACTTCGGCAAGCAGTTCCGGCGCAAGTGGAAGCTGCGGCTGGAGTACGTCAGCCTACAGGGGACCACGGAGGCGTTT